ATCACTATATTAAGCCACAAGTTTATTTATGGGCGGTATCACACATCCTTCTTTAAGTGCTTTCATATTCTTCTCAGATATAAAATCTGGAACCATACGTTTCGTTACACACTTAGCACATAATTTGGCAAATTCGTAATCGGGAGTGCCTTCAATAAACATTTTATCAGTTAAACAAACTACTAATTTAGGAAATGTAGGACTGATAATATGTCCAGAAGGAGATTTCATACCTTCTATACGTTGTTTAATTACTTCTTTACAAAGCATTAAAGTTTCATTTTTATACTCAGGGTTCTCATCAAGGTATAAAAATAACGTTATGAATGGCGATTGCATTCGCCCTATATGTTACCATATAGATTAGACTATCTCTTTACCCTCAACATTACTTGGTAGGGTAGACTGCGCTTCGACATAATGGCTTACACATTATATCTACTTCCATTTCAGGAATAGTCGTTACACTTTCTCATTATTTGAGCTTAGCACGGTATCAACTAAGTATTTATATTCTGGTAATACTTTATTAAATATTTTACTACCTTTACAATATGTTATTTTATGCAATTCTCCATATTTAAAATGGATTCCTCCAGTTTTTGTACCTTTATTACATGAGGTTCTAATATAGTCTGATTTTATATTTAATTTTTTTGAAGCATCTTCAACACTATCATAAGTTATATTATGATCAATGTCAATAACATATTTAACTTCTTTTTCTGATTTAGGTAAATCAACATATATAGGATTTAAATTTTCATCTAAATATCTAAATACTAGATTATGAGTGCTGTTTCTATCACCTCTAGCACAAGCACATACTTTAGTAATAGCACTCGCTCCTAAATTTAGTTTTTCAGTAGCTTCTGTAGCAGAAGCGTAAACTTTGCCAGTGGTCAATTCTATTACTTTTTTAGAACATTTATTTAACTCCCCTTTAATTCCCCACATATGATTTTTCTCACCTAATTGAGCTTCTGATATTTTTCTTTTCTGTTCTTCAGTATGCTTTCCAAAACCATTACCTCCGAACTCAATATTATATCCAATAGTTTTATCAGTACAATTATATTTTAGAATATAATCACGCTCTTTATTATTTAATTCTTCTAACGTTTCTATAGAATCTTCTAATATAGTTATTTCAAAATTATCAATTCCATATTTTCTAAAAGCCTTAATAATAAGACGTAAATTCTTAGAATCTTCTTTTATATATTTATATTCTTTAATATAATCTGCCCATCTTTCTTTCAAAGTTCTTGTAGTCTATCCAATATAAATTTTTCCATTAATTTTATTAGTAATTTTATAAATTAGCATAGTATTCACCGTTAGCGTTAATAATTAATTTATCTATTACAAATATATTATATTTAAATGGTCAGTCCAATAAAATATAATAGATATTAAGAATTATTAACACACCTAATATTTATTAGTTCACAGTCTGCATTATATATATTACTATATATAAGGGCCAAAATTAACCATTAGTACAAGAAATAGTGTTCAACTGATATAGTAAAGTTTGTATTGAGTCTTTAATTTCATCCTGTAATAAAGCCTCAACTACTTTAGAATCAGTAATTCCAAATTTAGCCATCTTCTTAGTTATCTTTTCTTTAGATACTTTAACAAATTTAGCTAAATGTGACATAGTAATAGTTTGTCCTCCATAAGTAGAGGAGCTTACAGCTGTAATAATTTGAGATGCTACAGTACAAGCAGTTCTTAAACTCTTAGGCGGCTCAATAAACTTACCGTTCATTACAGTTCCATAATTTAAAGCATTGTCAAGATCCGATAATTCGCAATTAGTTTCGTTTTGTTGTAGTCTGTAGTCAGTATCGTGTACATGTAATACTCCTTTTTCATGTAATTCACGTAATTTCTCTGGCATTATAAGTTCATTATAAAGCTTACGTGAAGTTTCTCCAGCAATTAAATCTCTAATTACATGGATTTGAGTAGCATCTTTATTAGAATTTTCTTTAGATGCTTCATTTTGTTTTCTATCAACTAGTTCAGTAACAGTATTATAGAATTTTTGATTTAATTTAAAATCACGAATTTTGTTTCTTTTAATTCTATAATCACAATACGCTTTTTCAATATCTATATCATCTAAATTATCAATAATAATATCTTGAATTTCTTCAACAGTATAATCTTTCTCTGCAGATTTAATTATAGAGATAATATTATTAATGAGTTCTTCATCTGGGTGTTCTTCATTAGCTATATAGCATTTTTCAATAGCATTTTTGATCTTTCTTTCGTCAAATGTTTCTTTTCTTCCGTCTCTTTTAATTACATTCATAATATTTAATTTTGAAATGTGAACTTCAAATATACTATTTAAAATCCACATTTCAAAATAATTAAGCTAAGGTCAGAATATCCTTTAATAGTAAAGTTTTTTCTGGTTTATTCATTATATCCTTATCTTTATCATGAGTAATTAACTCTGTAAAAGCATTATATATATTAAACATATTAGTATTAGAATCTTCCTCTACATAATATGGAGATTCTTCATCCTCAAATAATAATTTATAAGCACTAATAGCTGTTGTAGTAGCTAATTTTACTTTACTTAATCCAGAATTATAATACATATTTAGGCAATTTCTAATCCATCTTCCTAAATTAGTATTAATATTTAAATCATCTCTAGAAAAAGTTTGAGAATGTAATCTATTAAGCCATACTTGTAAATTAGTAGCCTGATTGATTATTAAATCTAAAGGACTATAATCAATAGCTTGTTGAGGCTTTAATTCTTGAGTTTGTAAACTAGTAGGATTAAACACACATAAATTAGTGCATGCCATATTTAATCCACCTCTATAAAACTTTACTACAGGTTTTCTAACATCTAAACCATAAATCATACCAATAACTTCTTCATGATTATCTACACTATATGATTTAGGAAGAATTCCTTGAACCCAAACTCTATTATAAGTTACATCATCTTGATTATCTGTAATAGTTACTTGATCTGGTAATTGTACCTTTACATCAAAATTATCAGTAATTTTAGATAATCTATCTAAAAAAGGTTCAATATAAGCTTTAGTATTATAAAATTCTGCTTTACGAATTTTTGTTTCTTTACCTTTTAATAATTGGTCTAAAGTAATATCCATATTTAACTCTTTCTATCCTCGTCTGTAACCCACTCTATTTCTGATTCTTTATTAGATTCATCCCATTCTAATCCTAAAGAATCTAGAATTTCTTGCACTTTATTTACATCTTCTAAAGATTCACATCCATCAATATCATAAGAATTACCTCCATTAAAATAAGCACTTATAAAAGTAGTATTTAATTTATTATTAAGGCTAACTGTTAATAAATATTCATCTAAACTACTATAATCTGGATCATAATCTCTATAATCTACTTTTTCTGGAAGGTACTTAGCATACTTATTATAAACCTCATAAAACTCTTCTGAAGTTATATAATTCATTTGTAAAGCAAAACTATTATATTCTTTATTCATAATATTTAAAGATTCTTGTTTCCTTTAATAAGATATTCATCTAAAATATTTTCTGCTAATTTTTCAGAATGTTCTTTTACTTTTTGAGTTGCAATAACTAGACTAGCGTTTTCTACTGTATTAATATCTGTACATAATACACCTTTACATGTATGTACTTCTAAATTATTTGCTCTAATAAATATAGATATACCATTAATAGTAAATCCTACATTATAATGTGAATATATATTTAGATTAGTTATAGGATAACTATCTTCACAAATTTTAGTACATAATTTAATTACTTTTTCTACTAACTTATTCATATTATTTATCGAATTGTTCCAATTTGCATATTATCTCCTTGAATCTCCATAAAATTAATACTCCACTTAGTATTACCAAAATTAGCAGTAATCCAATTACTACTACCATACAAAGATCCAACACTAATATAATCAAATGATTGACCTACAGTATATGCATATCTATGAAGATCTCCCTTTACTACATAATTATATTTACCAAAACAATTATTATCTCTCATCCAATTTGAGAAATATAATTCAGTTTTATCATTTAAAGTAAGAGGAAAATTCTTAAATTGAGAATTATTATCTTTACCGTGACATAACACAAAATTATGATCTCCTAATACATAATAATCAATAGGATAATCACTTATATAAGAAATAACTCCCATTGTTTCTAATTTTGCAGCAAGAAGTTTATTATTAATCCAACCCCAATCACCATCATGATTAGATTCTCCAATACAAAAATATCCAATACTATTACATTTAATATTAGCTTTTAAATCAGTAAAGAATTTTAACATTAAAGTGATATAAGTTTCACTCATTTCTTTATTATTCATTACTGATGGTAATGGATGTCCACCTCTTGTAGTTTCTTTATTATAAGAATCTACAGAATCTCCTAAATTCATTACATGAATTTTTTCATATTCTTTTCCAGCAAAATGTTGTACAATCTTATTAAGTCGTTTTTGAATATCATCAGAATTATATTCTGGAATTTGATAAAAACCAAAATCATCATTATATGCACCAATATGCATATCAGATAACCAAATAACTAAATGTTTTTCTTCGTTATTAACTGATGTAATAAAATTAGTAGACCCAATAAAATCTATATTAGAAATATCTTTTCTCAAATGTTCTAGAACATGGTCTCTTTCTTTAAGTTTAAGATTTTCTTTAGCTAACTTTTTAGCTGCTTCTTTAATATCCTTTAATTGATCTCTCTCAATATTACGAACTAAATTATTAGTTCTTCTAGTAGTAGACATTTCTACTAATTCTTCATCAGAATGTTCTTCAATAATATGAGGAGCAAATGGACAAGTATATTTATAAACTAAGAAAGCATTTCTTATTCTCTGAAATTCAGCTAAAGAGAATTGTGGAAATTCTATATGTACATTAGCTGCTGTAAGATTGGCTCCATAAACAGAATACAAATTACACAATCTTTCCATATCTTCTCTAGAAAGAGTACCTAATAAATTTCCGCCTTTCTTTCTAGGAATATTATATCTATATCCACAAATTACACCAAATTCATCTCTTACTATTTCAGTAGTAATAGAGTTAGTTGTATTATCTATTTCTTCTTTTTTATCTTTATTATATTTTAAGCTTTCAACTAATCTCTTAATTTCTTCAATATCCTTTTTACATTCTTTAGGATATTCATCTGAATTTAATAATTCTTTAATTCTCTTATATTTATTATTATCACATATTTTATTAGCTATACAATATGTGTGAATATTATTATATTCAGAATTTTTAACATCACGTAAAAAATCTAATGTCTTAGAGATTGTTGTTTTTCTTACCATTTTTCAATGTTTTAATTATCCTTTCGGTTGTTAATAAAATAAGTATATATAAAAAATAAAGGCAGCTGTTTCACAACAACTACCCTTTTATGAAAATTAATTTTTTATAGTCAAACCATACTTGGCGTTAATTAAGCTTCTACACCAAATACAATATATGTACCAACGTGAGAACTCTTAGAAGGAGCATAATCAGCAGTAAATGCGATTGGCTCACCACCTACAACTTGCTTTGTGTACTTAACTACTACAGAGCCACGGAAACCCTTCTTATAAATTTCCTTTACCTTTTCCTTAGCCTTAGCCTTAGTAGAATCAACAGAACCCATAATTTCACCAGTATTCTTATTGATAATCTGATAAATTGTCTGATACTTACGCTTACCTTGTTCATTCTTTACGTCAGTAATCTTATAAGGACGCTGCTTTGTGTCCTCTACAGCAGATTCAACAGTAATAGAATAACCAACACCTGGTACATTCTTAGACTTCTTCTGCAAATAATCTAGATAAAATTGTTTCTTTGAAGCCTCTGTTACACCATTCTCCTGCTTTTTCAACCAATTCTTATAAGCCTGAGTTGCATCACCCATGATAGCGATTGGTGCCTTACCAAGTGCTTCTTTCTTTGTTAAACCTGTTACTTCCAATACCAAAAAACGTCCATTAAAATCGTTCATAATAATTTCCTTTATTCATTAATTCATTAAATTGTAAAAAAGATCTGCCGTCTATTTTTTAGACATATTATTTTAATAATCTACACTAACTTTCTATAAGTTAGTGATACAAATATAAGGGACTTCTGTGTACAATACAATATTCTTGGTGTTAATAATTGTTAATATTAGAATGGCATAAATTTTGCCAAAATATCCCTTATAGTTTTAACCATATCTTTTTGTTCAATATTAAAGGTAGGAAAAGTTTTACAACCATATCCAAAGTTCTCACAAACTATAGATAAACCTTTAATAAAATCATCTTCCAGTCCC